TGAGGAAAGGTGAGGAAAGGTGAGGTAAAACACCCTTCCTCCTCACCCCACCCCCTAAAGGGGGTGAGGGGTGAGGAGGTGAAGGTGTTGGTTATGTGAGGTGAGGTGAGAGTGAGGAAACCAGAGATGACGACAACAATGGCCAAGAGACCAACACGCCAGAAAAAAGATGACCGCATCCTGCACAAAGGAGCGACGGCCAATGAGATCAAAGCGGACCTCGCGCTGGCACCCTTCGACGCGGCTGTCAGAGAGATGGACAAACGATGGGGCGTGGACCGCCTGCCCGAACTCGTCTCGACCGAGAGCGCCGCGAAGTGGGGCAAGGCGATGGCTGGCCTGAACGGCGCCATTGATGCGCAAGATCCCGACAAGGTAAAGTTCTGGGTCGAGATCTGTCTGCGCGGGCTGACCGCAATGGACGCCGAAGCCGTCAGCCTCGGTCGGCCCGTTTCCGATCCTGACATCTGGGAACACGAATACGAGGGCCAGGTCTACGGCATCATCGAGGATGGACGTGAATGGCCTGCCGCCTACGCCAAGCGGCCTGGCATCGCGATCCACACGATGCGCGAGGTGGCTGTCGCCCTGCACGAACACCGCAACGGGCTGGTGAACGCGGTGAAGCTGGCGTTCCCCGGCGCCGAGGTGAAGGCGATCAGACGCGCGCCGCAGGATCTGGAAGATGATTTTGATTTCTTGGAGGACTTGGAATGAGCAGCACGATTTATATCACCGGCGACACCAGCAAGGACGCCTTCTACCGCGCGCTGGCCGAGGCGCAGAAGGGCGACCGCATCGTCTACCATGTCGGCCAGACCTGCGGCGGCCTGCATCGCCACGCGGCTGCCAGAGCCGAGACCGACAAGCTGGTCTTCCTGTTCTGCAAGCGCGAGGGCGTCGGACAGTTTGCATATTTGGCGGTGAAGCGTTAGAATGCGCCCAGCGACCGGGCAGCATCGCCCGAGATGAGGTGAGCAATATGCCAGCAGGCAGGCCGACAAAGTACGATCCAGCCATGTGCGAGACAGTGATCCAGTGCGGGCGTGACGGCAAAACACTTGTTGGCATGGCTGACGAACTCGACATCAACCGCGAAACGCTGAACGAGTGGATGAAGATCCACCCGGAATTTTCCGACGCCGTAAAAGAAGGTTTGCGGAAATCCCAAGCCTGGTGGGAAGATCAGGGCCGCATCGCCACCTTCGGCGGCGTTGATGGCTTCAACGCTACAAGCTATATTTTCCAGATGAAGAACCGATTTCGCGCCGATTGGAACGACACGCTGAAGAGCGAACACTCCGGCCCAGACGGCGGCGCCATCCCGGTCGAAATCAAGCGAACCATCATCGATCCGAAGGGCTAAGGCATGGCTATCGAAGACCTGCGCGAAATCGGAAACGTGCTATATGAGCGGCGCGCAGACGGCATGCTGTATCCCGTGCGCCGCGTGCGGCCCGATACCGAGGCCCGTGGCGTGCCTCCGCAAGATCCCAGCCTGCTGAACGTCGGCGGCATCGGTGAGCGGCTCGCCTTCCTGAACCAGACGTTCAACCCGGTCGAAGGCATCGGTGGTGCAATGCGGGCCGGATCTCGCATGATGGCACCAGATCAAAGCTATTGGGACCGCATCGCTGCCTTGGGCGAGATGGCGTCAGGCGTGGCTGGCATCGCTGCACCTATTGCAGCAGCGCGTGCCATCGGTGTGCCTGCTGCCACCGCGATGATGGAGGGGCTGCTGGGGTTTTCGCCCACGACGCAGGCTGCTGGAGACACTATGCGTGCGGCTGGCCGCGATATTGTTGACCGCCTCAATCAGCCCGGACAGATGCCAACGGTTTACAGCAACCCGATCCCAGGCCGTCCTCCGTTGACCTTTGCCGAGGTGGAGCGAGCGATGCGAGCGCCCTTCGACATGGGGCGCGGCATGGGAGACAACGGCGGCCCTCCGATGAGAGACGTTGTGCGTCCGAGAAGCTATGAGCGCGTCGGCTCAGATATTGCAGAGAACTTGAGCGGGATGCCATCTGCCGCAGAAATTGCTGGGCGCGGGCCTACAATGCCTGGCGCCGGCCTGACCGACGTTAAGTCGCAAAAGCCAACTGCACTTTCTGGCAGTTACAGCCGTGGGTTTGTTGATGAGGAATTGGTTGCGCCAGTTCAGTCAAGCATATCAGACCTTGAAGACCGGACGCTGATGGGGATCGTTGGCGACACGTCTGGTCGCCAGCGCGTGACGCAGGTGAACGAAGATGTGTTTGAGACCCCAGTCGATACGCAGGGCGGGTTCCAATATATGGACCGTCCGGGGCAGGGCTACGCTGGTGCGCAAACTGCGACATCTAGCAAGCTAAACGAGGCCAGCAAAACTGAAGACCCGTTCTACATCAGCGTGTTGATGGGTGAGCAATCGCCTGACTTTGCTGTTCCAACGTCACAGATATTTGGACAAATGCTCAGGAACGCTCCAATTGCCACGAAAAACATCCCGACAATTGATGAGGCTATTCGCGGCATCGGGATGTCGGTTGTAAGAAAGAAGATCGTTGACGGCAAAGAAGTCAAATACAGCGAAACAATATATCCGTTCGGTGACTTTAAGAGCATTGGAACCCCAGGATACTTTGACGAATATGTGGCTGGACTTCCTTCCGGCACGCAACGTGCTGCGCTCCTGAAGGGAATGGATAAGGCAAATCTGCAAAAGATGGGCCTTCCAAAAGTCGCTGATGCTCGAGCCGCAATGATGGATGAAGCCCAGATTGGCATGGACTGGGGATCGACAGGATACCGGGGGTTCACTCCAGATGTTAAGCGTGGCGCATTTGGCACAACTCCAGACCAGTCCCTGACGTACCAATCCGGCGTCGATAAGGTGGGTGCGGCCAGAACTCTTACTGGCCAAGGTCGCGGCATCCCGTATGCGCTGGCGTTCCCAGATCTGGCGTCAGAACTTCGGGCAAAAGGGACAGGCGGCGGCCTTGAGATGACAAGCCCGGCTTATAAAGTATTTGAGGGAAGCCCTAAGCGCGCGAAGCAGCGTGTTACGCCCCTTGTCGTCGATCTTATTTCGACCTTCCGAGAGCTTGAGGACAGGTTCGGTCGCCGTTCTGCGCTAGGATTTGCCGCTGACACTTTGAAAGACGTGAAGGTCACAAAGGAAATGATTGAGGCTGCGCGCAAGGCAAACGCTCCAGCGTGGATGATCGCCGCGATGTCGTCCGCTGGGTTGATGTCGGCGCGTCCAGAAGATGAAGGCCTTTAAGGTGGGCAAGTGAACCTAGACATCCACACGCCTCGCTGGGCGCTGCCGATCCTGCAACGCGAGAGCGCCCGCTACATCGGGGCATACGGCGGGCGCGGATCTGGCAAGTCAACCTTCTTCGCGGAATGGATCGTGGAGCGTTGCGTGATGCGCAAGACCGACGTGGTCTGCGTGCGCGAGGTGCAGAAGTCGCTGAAGCAGTCGGTCAAGAAGCTGATCGAAAACAAGATCGAGGAATTGGGCGTCGGTCATCTATTCCAAGTGCAGCAGGCCGAGATCAAATGCCCGCACGGCGGCGTCATCATCTTCCAGGGCATGCAGAACCACACCGCCGACAGCGTGAAGTCGCTCGAGGGGTTCGACATTGCGTGGGTCGAGGAGGCCCAGTCAATCAGCCAGTTCTCGCTGGATCTCCTGCGCCCGACCATCCGCAAGCCCGGCTCGCAGCTTCTGTTCAGTTGGAACCCACGCTTCGACACAGACCCGATCGAGGGCTTGCTGCGCGGGCCAACGCCGCCGCCCGACAGCGTGATCGTCGAAGTGAACTACAGCGACAACCCGTGGTTCCCTGACGTTCTCAAAGACGAGATGGAATACGACAAGCGGCGCGATCCAGACAAATATCTGCACGTCTGGAAAGGCGAGTATGTCCGCAACAGCGAAACCCGCGTGTTCAAGAACTGGACCATTGAGGACTTCGAGGCACCGCCTGATGCCGTCCATCGCCTCGGCGCTGACTGGGGCTTTGCCACTGACCCGACCGTTGGCATTCGCTGCCACATTATAGGACGGAAGCTATATATTGACCACGAAGCCTATCAGGTGGGCTGCGAGATCGTCGACACGCCTTCGCTGTTTATGACGATCCCCGAGGCTGAGCGCTGGCCGATGGTGGCCGACAGCGCGCGGCCCGAGACCATCAGCCACATGCGCAAGAACGGCTTTCCGAAGATCATGCCCGCCGTCAAGGGGCCGAAGTCGGTCGAGGAGGGCGTCGAATGGCTGAAGTCTTTTGACATCGTGGTGCATCCGCGCTGCAAGCACACCATCGATGAACTGACGCTCTACAGCTACAAGACCGACCGCGACACGGGCAGCATCTTGCCGGTGCTGGAGGACAAGGAAAACCACGTCATCGACGCCCTGCGCTATGCCTGCGAGGGCGCACGCCGGGCTGGCAAGCAGGAGAAGGCGAAGCCTCGCCTCGTCCCTGTGATGATGCCGATGGCACGGTGATTGATATTCTGTTGGGCCTGTCATATACTGCGGCCCAAATATCCAGCGAAAGGCGCGCACCTTGGCCCGCATGACCAAAGACCAGCGGCTTGCAAACGTCCATGCAGAAGCATTGGCCGAGTTCGATGACATCCAAGGCGTGATGCGCGATGAGCGTTTGCAGTGCCTGGAGGATCGCCGCTTTTACTCCATCGCCGGCGCGCAGTGGGAGGGCAACCTCTATGAGCAATACCTGAACAAGCCCAAGTTCGAGGTGAACAAGGTCCACCTGGCCGTCATGCGGATCATCAACGAATACCGCAACAACCGCATCACGGTTGACTTCGTGAGCAAGGACGGCACCGAAGACGACAAGATGGCCGACGTGTGCGATGGCCTGTTCCGTTCTGACGAGCAGGACAGCGGCGCCAATGAGGCGTACGACAACGCCTTTGAGGAGGCTGTCGGCGGTGGCTTCGGTGCGTTCCGCCTGCGTGCCGTATACGAAGACGAGTACGACGAAGAGAACGAAAAGCAGCGCATCCGCATTGAGCCGATCTATGACGCCGACACCACCGTGTTCTTCGATCTGGATGCCAAGCGCCAGGACAAGTCAGACGCGCGCATGTGCTATGTGCTGACCGCGATGACGCCCGATGCCTACCGCGAAGTCTGGGAAGATGACCCGACCACCTGGCCGAAGGGCATCCAGCAAACGGGGTTTGACTGGGCAACGCCTGATGTCGTTTATGTTGCTGAGGTCTACCGCGTCGAAGAGGCGTCGGAACTGATCCGCATTTTCCAGACCCTCGACGGGCAGGAAGAAAAGTATTTTGAGCGCGACTTCGAGCAAGATCCTGAACTGGAAACGATGCTTGAGGCTGTCGGCACCAAAGAGGTCCGCCAGCGCCGCGTGAAGCGCCGCAAGGTGCGCAAGTACATCATGAGCGGCAGCAAGGTGCTGGAGGACAGCGGCTACATTGCCGGCGACCAGATCCCGATCATCCCGGTCTATGGCAAGCGTTGGTTTGTGGACAACGTCGAGCGGTGCATGGGCCATGTGCGTTTGGCCAAGGACGCCCAGCGCCTGAAGAACATGCAGCTTTCCAAGCTGGGCGAGATCAGCGCGCTTTCGACTGTTGAGAAGCCGATCTTCACGCCCGAGCAGGTCGCCGGCCACGAAATGATGTGGTCCGAGGACAACCTCAGAAACTATCCCTACCTGCTCCTGAATACCGTGACCGACGCCAACGGCGGTGAGACGCTTGCCGGCCCGGTCGGCTACACCAAGCCGCCACAGATCCCCCCTGCGCTGGCTGGCCTGTTGCAGATCACCGAGCAGGACATGAGCGATCTGCTGGGCAAGCCCGATGCTGCCGAGGAGGTCGTCTCCAACATCAGCGGCAAGGCCGTGGAACTGATCCAGCAGCGTCTGGACATGCAGACATTTATCTACATGTCGAACATGTCCAAAGCCGTGAAGCGTTGCGGTGAGGTCTGGCTGTCGATGGCGCGTGACATCGTGGTCGAACCTGGCCGCAAGATGAAGTCGGTGGGCCTCGGCGGTGAGTTGTCCAGCATTGAAATCGGCAAACCGATGCTCAACCCCAAGACCGGCGAAGTCGAATACGAAAACGACCTGTCCAACGCCAAGTTTGACGTGGCTGTGGATGTCGGCCCGGCATCGGCCACCAAGCGCAGCGCCACGGTTCGCGCGCTGTTGGGCATGATCCAGATCGCGCCAGATCCTGAGACGCAGCAGGTGCTGACATCGATGGCCATGATGAACATGGACGGCGAGGGCATCGGCGAGGTGCGCGCTTACTTCCGCGACAAGCTGATCAAAATGGGCGTCATCCAGCCGACCGAGCAGGAAGGCGAGAAGCTGTTGGCCGAAATGCAGGCCGCGCAGCAGCCCGATCCGCAGGCGCTTTACCTACAGGCCGCCGCGATGGAAGCGCAGGCCAAGGCTGGCCAGGCTCAGGCCAATACAGAATACACCTTGGCGCGTGCGGAAGAGACCCGCGCCAAGACCGTTGAGGTGCTTGCTGGCATTCAGCAGAAAGAGCGCACCAACGTCGTGGAAACGGCGAAGGCTCTGCAAGAGACCGTCGCCACCGGAATGCGGCAACCGCCCAGCCGCACAATGTAATGGGTGAGAAAATCGCGAGGATCGCATGACTGAATTGGCAGAACAGATCGAAGAGGACTTTGAAGTCGAGGCTGAAGAAACTGAACTAGAGGCCGAAGATGCCGAGATGGCAGACGAGGCTGAAGGCGATGATGCCGAAGATGGAGAGGTCGTCATATCGATCGGCGGGGAAGCGCCAGCCCCGGAAGAAGATGAGGAGGCCCGCGCGCCCGATTGGGTTCGTGACCTTCGCAAGCAGTATCGTGAGGAGAAACGTCGAGCCAAGGAGCTTGAACAGCGTCTAGCGCAGGTCGAACAGCGGAACACACCCGGGGTCGCGCCCCTCGGACCGAAGCCAACGCTTGAGAAAGCCGATTACGACACCGACCGATACGAGCGGGAATTGACCGCATGGTACGACAAGAAGCGCCAGCACGACGACCGTGAGGCTGCCATGAAGTCTGAGCACCAAGCTGTTCAGAAAGAATGGGAGCGCAAGTTGGAGGGCTATCAGGGGGCGAAGGCCAGCCTGAAGGTGCGCGACTTTGAGTTTGCCGAGGATGTCGTCCAAGACACCCTTAGCGTCATGCAACAGGGGATGATTGTGCAAGGTGCCGAAAACCCGGCGCTTGTCGTTTATGCTCTGGGCAAGAACCCGAAAAAAGCGAAGGAAATCGCTTCCATCACCGATCCCGTGAAGTTCGCCTTCGCGGTTGCGAAATTGGAGACGCAGTTGAAAATCTCGAACCGTAAGGCTCAATCGTCACCCGAGCGCAAGATCAGCGGCACCGCCCGCCCGTCTGGCGCGGTTGACAGCACCCTAGACCGCCTGCGGTCTGAAGCAGAAAAGACTGGCGACTATTCCAAGGTTTTCCAGTATAAGAAGCAGAAGGCCAAGGGCTAAACCCCACATGAAGGACCACGGAAATGGCTAACGCTTTTTCAAAAGAAGAACGAGTTGCCTTTGAGAACATCCTCGAAGGCTTCAACGATGCGCTGGTAATGTCGCGCAACGTGTCGGTGTACAACACCGGCGACGAAATGATGGCCCGCACCAACGACCAGATCTGGCGTCCGCAGCCCTACATTGCGACCTCGATCAACGGCGCACCGCGCACCGACATCTCGTCCAGCTTCATTGACTTCACGCAGCTTGCTGTTCCGGCCACCATCGGCTTCAGCAAGACCGTGCCGTTTGCTCTGGACGCGAAAGAACTGCGCGACCAGTTGCAGGAAGGCCGCCTGGGCGATTCCGCAAAGCAGAAACTTGCTTCGGACATCAACGTCGCCATCATGAACGTGGCTGCTGCTCAGTCCACCCTCGTCGTGACCCGCTCTGGCTCTGCCGGCGGCTACTCGGACGTGGCTGAATGCGACGCTGTGTTCAACGAGCAGGGCGTGCAGATGTTCGACCGTTATCTGGCGCTGTCTTCGCGCTCGTATAACGGCATGGCGTCGGATCTCGCTGGCCGTCAGACCATGACGGGCAAGCCGACCACCGCTTACGAGCGTTCGTTCGTCGGTGAGGTTGCTGGCTTCCAGACCTACAAGATGGACTATGCCAACCGCATCGCGGCCAACACCACCCCGGTCGGCGACATCGACGTAAATGGCGCCAACCAGTACTACACCCCGCGTGCGACCTCGACCGCAGGCTCGGGTGAAACCGCCAACGTGGACAACCGCTATCAGTCGCTCAACGTCACCTTGGCAGCCGGTGCTGTCCTGCGTGTCGGCGATGCGTTTAAGATCGCGGGCGTCAACGCGGTGCATCACATCACCAAGGGCGACACTGGCCAGGCCAAGACGTTCCGCGTGATCTCGATCACCTCGGGCGGCGGCACTGCCGGCAACAACACCATCGTCATCTCCCCGCCGATCATCTCGGCTGGTGGTTCGACCGATGCTGAATTGCAGTACAAGAACGTCACTGCAACCCCGGCTGACAACGCTGTCATCACCATCCTGAACGTCGATGCCGCTGACATCAACTGCTTCTGGCAGAAAGACGCTCTGGAAATCCTGCCGGGCCGTTACGCAATCCCCGCTAACGCTGGCGTGGAAATCATGCGTGGCACCACCGATCAGGGCATCGAACTGGTGATGCAGAAGTTCTACGACATCAACACCGCCGTCACGAAGTATCGTATGGATACCTTCTTCGGCGTTGTGAACAAGCAGCCTGAAATGTCGGGCATCATGCTCTTCAATCAGGTTCCCTGATTGTGATCTTTGGGGGCGGGGAAACTCGCCCCCTTCAACTATTCAGAAAATCCATGTGGAATATGTTTAAGGTGTTCAATTGAGTGACAGTTTGGGCAAAGAACCTCTAAGTTATTAATATCATTATTCTTCCTATCTCTGTCCTTATGATGAACCCCAAGAATCTTGGGTTCAGCATGGTATCCGCATCTTTCGCAAGAATTTATCATGCCTCGCCTAAGCATGCTTTTTCTTACAGTGGAGAACTTAGGTTTCCACGTTTCCTTGCTCTGTTTGCTTGTGCAGGATCGACTGCAAAACTTTCTGTTTTGTGATTTTGCGGCAAGAAAATCCTTTCCGCAAAATTCACACTTGCACAATGTGCGTCCTCTGCCCTTTAAAGACTTACTATAGCACTCTCTTGAGCAATATTTTGCGGTTTTACATCTGGACGAAATGTGGCTAAATTCATCACCACACATGGCGCATGTGGCACTCACCTGAACCATAGATGCCAAAGCGAGGCACCGTCTGGAGCAATACTTTGCCGTCTCAGAACGGTATTTCGGAAAACTGAAAACTGTGCCACAATGCGCGCAAGGTTTTTCCATGGAGGTCAACATGCCTTTGGTCAAGGGTTATGGCAAGAAAGCTATAGCCGAAAATATACGAACCGAAAGTAAAAGCAAGCCGCGCAAGCAGGCCATCGCCATCGCATTGAACACCGCACGCACCGCAGCCATGAAAGCCGGCAAGCCCGGCAAAGCACCGAAGGGGAAGAAATAATGCCGGGTGGTCTCTACGCGAACATCGCAGCCAAGAAGGCGCGCATCAAAGCTGGATCTGGCGAGAAGATGCGCAAGCCTGGCACCAAGGGCGCGCCGACCGCAGCCGCTTTCAAGGCATCGGAAAAGACAGCCAAGAAGGGCAAAAAATGACGACCATGCTTTACAAATCTCCCGGTGCGTTCAAGCGGAGCGCGACCGAGACGTTTGATCTGTGCATCGTGGAAGATGACGAGATTGAAGCCACCATCAAGGCTGGCTGGCACTTCACCGTGCGCGAGGCTATCGCAGCCTCCAGCGGTGCTGTGCAAGATCCTGAACCCGAGGCCAAGGCTAAACCAAAGCGTGGCCACACGCGCAAATCTGAGGCTCTGTGATGGCATACACCAAGCGCGACATCGTGAACCGGGCATTCGAAGAGATCGGCCTCGCTGGCTATGTCTTTGACTTGGCCCCGCAGCAGTTGGAAGGTGCCTTGCAGCGCCTTGACGCGATGATGGCAACGTGGAACGGCAAGGGCATCCGCCTGCGCTATCCGCTGCCGTCTTCCAACGCTGCCAGCGATCTGGATCAGGTGATCGGCGTTCCTGATGACGCGCTTGAAGCCATGCACCTCAATCTGGCGGTGCGCATCGCGCCGGGGTATGGTAAGACAGTTTCACCAGACACGAAGGCCAACGCTCAGATGTCTTACAAGGCGCTGCTGTCCAGATCGACCTTCCCGACCGAAATGCAGCTTGGCGATATGACGATCCCGAGCGGCCAGGGCAACAAGGGCTGGCGCTATTACAACGACGCGTTCCTGCGTCAACCGATTGACCCGCTGACGGTTGGCCCGGACAGCGCATTGACATGGGAATGACGCGATGACCAACATCAATCAGCTTTCTTCGCTTGACACGATCCAGCTTGGCGATCTCCTCGCCGTCTGGGCCACGAATAACGGCGACACGCGCAAAGCCTCGATCAACCTTCTGCTGACCTTTATGCAGGACAACCTGACGCTGCCGGGTTCGCTGACGACGCAATACGCGGCACCCAGCGCCACGGGGTTCTCGGTGACTGTAGCTGCCGGCGACACTTGGCTGTTGCTGACGCCCACGGCAACCTTCGCGGCTGGCACCATCGTGCTGCCCTCGGCGCCGACCGACAAGCAAGAGGTGAGCGTCAACTGCACGCAGATCGTTTCCGCGCTGACCGTCTCGGCTGGCGGCACCACTGTCACCGGCGCGCCGACCACCTTGGCCGCTGCCAACGCCTTCTTCACCATGCGATATGATGCTGCTACCAACGCCTGGTACCGGATCGGCTAAATGCAAATTTCCATCATCAACGGGATCTACACGGATGGCTCGCCCGATTTTCGGACGAGCTATCCTGTCAACCTTGTGCCTGTGCCGAAAGCCACGGGCATCTCGGAGGGCTATCTGCGCCCCGGTGATGGCATTGTGAAGACTGGTGACGGGCCTGGTTTCAACCGGGGCGGCCTGAATTGGAACGGGGTGCTTTACCGCGTGATGGGGACCAAGCTGGTGACTGTCGCGCAGAACGGCACGGTCACGGTGATCGGGGATGTCGGCAGCGGTGGCCGCGTGACGTTCACCTATAGCTTCGACTATCTGGCGGTCACGTCGGGCGGGCGGCTATATCTCTACGACGGCACGACACTGACGCAGGTCACTGACCCAGATCTCGGCACGGCTCTAACCGTGGTTTGGGTCGATGGTTACTTCATGACGACAGACGGCGAGTTCCTCGTCATCACCGAATTGAACAACCCCTTCGCGGTCGATCCTCTGAAGTATGGATCATCGGAAGCTGACCCTGACCCGGTGAAGGCTCTGCTAAAGCTGCGCAACGAGATCTACGCGCTGAACCGCCACACCATCGAGGTCTTCGACAACACCGGCACGGCGGGCTTTCCGTTCCAGCGCATCACTGGCGCGCAGATCCAGAAGGGAACGCTTGGCACGCACACCTGCTGCGTCTTTGGCGAGAACATTGCCTTCATGGGCAGTGGCACCAACGAGAACATCTCAATCTATATCGGCGCCAACGGCACGGCGCAGAAGGTCGCCACGCGCGAGATTGAGGAAATCCTTGCGGGCTATACCGAAGCACAGCTTTCCACCTCGTTCATGCAGGAGCGCACCGAGGGCGGCCACCAGTTCCTTGACATCCACCTGCCAGATCAGACCATCGTGTTTGACGCCGCAGGATCGCAGGCTGTCGGGCAGCCTGTCTGGTTCTTCCTGCGCACCTCGCTCGTCGGCCTCGGTCGATGGGCTGTCTGCGATGCCGTCTTTGCTTATGACCGTTGGAACGTCTGCAAGCCTGCGGCGACCGACGTTGGCTATCTGGACAAGAACATCGCGTCGCATTGGGGCGAAACAATCGGCTGGGAGTTCGGCACGACCATCGTCTACAACGAGAGCCGTGGGGCAATCTTCCACGACATGGAGTTGGTCTCGCTGACGGGCCGCGTGCAGCCCGGTGCTGATCCGACCGTGTGGACATCGTACTCGGTTGATGGCCTGACCTACAGCGTGGAAAAGCCCGCGCGCGTGGGCAAGCTGGGCGAGTACAACAAGCGGGTGGTCTGGCTTCAGCAGGGCCACATGCGCAATTGGCGCTTGCAGAAGTTCCGTGGCACCAGCGAGGCGCAACTTGCGATGGCACGGCTGGAGGCGCGGGTCGAACCGCTGGCATTCTAATGGCTGATCCGACCCCGCTTAATCGAAACCAGATCGCCGCCTTTGTCGGCAATGACCCTGACGCCATCCGAGCGATTGAGCGGCTGTTCAAGGTCGCTGGGCAGTTGACGCCTGCTGATATTGTTATCCTCAACCAGTTGATCCTTGACAACATCCAAGCCACCGGCGCGGCTGACAACAAAGCAGAAGTGGCACTTTCTGAGGCATTTGATGCCAAACGGCATGTCGATCTGGTGGCGCTTGCGCCTGCACCTGCGTCTCAGGAGCAGATCGACAATTTGCAGCAGCAGATTTCTGCATTGCAGCAATTGCC